AATTTCCTACCTCTAACTACAACTTCCTTTTCCTCTTCCTCAATACCACCGTCGTCATTAAACAAATCATAAAAATCATCATTTGACCTCTCGGTCTGTTTTTTCATCTCTTATTTACCTTTACATCAATTTTAAATTATTAAATAAGGAATGTTCAATTCCTTCACATATTGTTTGTGATCGTTACTACAAAATATCGGAACCCCGTACTCTGGACAGGTTCCATCAGAAGCACTGTGTCACCTGGTTTGATGTCTTCGGATTCGATCCGAGTACTATCCAAAGTTTCGACTCCCAATTCCAGAATTTCAATTAAAAAATGTCTGGAATTTTCTTTATATATATAAAACTGAACAATCCCACCCCGTCTGATTGCCGAATTAACAATTCGTTTGAATTCATCCAAGTTAACTTCATTGATTATTATATCCCCACAATTTCGGACACACATCTTCGGTGTGAAATGTTCGGTTATATAGACCATATCAATACTTTGTTCTCGGTCCAATTCACCAGAATTGACCATATTGGTATGAGATATAAAATCTTTAATCGAATATTCTTTTTTGTGATCATCACGATAATCAATAACTCTTCCTTCTTCGACATAATATTCAATAGATTCCTTATGTGCTACCACATGGGACATATCTACCTTAATTAATTCGTTATCACCAACTAATATATCAATTGAACTGTACATTCCATATTCTGTTAATGCTAACGATAACTGGGAAATTAATATATCCTCAGATATTACTCCCCGGTATGTTGCACCATTAAAATGAACCAATATCGTCACAAGTATCGGAGTCTCCATATTTCTTTTTCCTCCTATATTTTTTTTTATCTGGAATTATCCGCGTCGATGGATTTACAGTCCAAGTTCTGCGGGTTTTTTTCAATATTTCTAATTGATTAATACTTCTTATTTTAATCTTACGATTCTTTTTTCTCTTCAATATTTTTCATTCCTTATCCTTAAATTTTATATCATCTCCACTGACAATGATACTGCGCAATTGTTTCTGTGGTTTGGTATTTGATTCAACAATATACAGAACAATCCACAATAATAGATCATAACAGAATATTAGTCCTAACAATGGGTGTCCCGCCATTAATGAAATGTACGCTGTCAATCCCAGAATCAATGTTATGGCCCAATATATTAAACGTCCGACTGGTTTATAATACAGTATCTCATTTTCACTATCAGGAAACACGATAAAGATAGATGGGAATACAAAACACATAATTCCAAATAAATAAAAGATGTGCAACAGTGGTCCATTAAATTCGCAAAGAAGACATTGATAAAATTGTACAAACGACATAATAAATCCTCCTTAAAATTTAATTGTTAATTCACAGACTACCATTCCAAGAAGACATGTGATTATTGGTATGATGGATAAAATTGGGATACACACAATCAATAACGCAAATATGAATCCTGTAGATGCGCGACGTAAAGTATTGATTACACTCTCATTAATTCTATTATTAAGAACCCAATGAGAATCGGTAAGAAATAATGCAATTGAGATACATGCGATAAAAAGAGGAATAAACATACCGGCAAATTCAATTAATTCACAAAATGGTGATAAGTAATATAAATCCATAAATCCTCCAAATGATTCTTTAAATAACTGTTGAACTATCACTGAAATACCCTCCTTAAAATAAAGGTTTAAATTAAATACTCATTGTCATCTATTAATATATATAATTCCTTACGTTAATATATAAATTATAAGGAATTATAGAGTAAGTGATATTCCATTAATTGAATGAAATAATATTCCATTAGTGGGAACAAATTAATAAATTAGATAAAGGAGATCGGTAATGAAGGAACTGAATTCCTTAATGAATAAAATCATTGAGAAATACTTAAAATATTTGAATGATGAATCGGTGTCTAGCTCTACTGGAATGGGGTTTGTGGTTGATGATCCATATGGGTTTGTAAAAAAGAAAACAAATGATTTTGTTATTCCGAATAAAAAAAATAAAAAAAAGAAAATATTTATGGATGAACAAACCAGTCAAAAAAAACCACGTATTTTAATTGATTTCGATAAAGTCATTCATGATTATAAAAATGGCTGGAATGATGGAAAATTGGGCAAATTGATGGAATTGGCAAGAGAATCAATTAAAGATTTACATAAAACCTTTAAGGATGTTGATGTTGTAATATTCACAACAAGGGCATGTAAATTAGAAAATGAAAATAACGAAAACTTAATAAAAGATCTAGAAAATTTTCTCGAAGAAAATAATATTTATTATGATTATATTACAGGTGAAAAAATAAGTGCGCTGATTTATATAGATGATAATGGATATCGTTTTACGAATTGGAAAACAGATCTTCCAAAAATTAAAGAAATAATTAAAAATAAAATGGGAACAAAATAAAAAGGGTTGATTAAGAATGGAAGAATGGAGAATTATAAAAGAATTTATGAATTATGCTGTTAGTGATATGGAATGAATTAAAAGAATTAAAAAGACAGGCAGAAATACAAAAATAGGACAAATATTAAAATTAAGAAAGAATAGATATGGATATTTATATTTATCATTATGTAAAGATAGCACCAAATATACTCGGACAATTCACAGAATTGTTTTAAAAGAATTTTCTGGAGAAAGTGATTTAGATTGTAATCATATTAATGGAATTAAAGATGATAATAGATTGGAAAATCTTGAATATTGTACAAAATCTGAGAATATGATTCATGCTTATAAAAATAGATTAGAAACTCCAATCAAAGGTGAGAAACATGGTAGATCTAAATTAAAAGAAAATGAAGTTTGGTTAATAAAAAAGATTTTAAATTCAGATTTATATGCAGATAAGAAAATTACTTTGACGTTTATTGCAAAAATGTTTAAAGTTAGATTGGAGACCATTTCAAAAATAAAGAATGGAATTATATGGTCTCATTTAGAGTTAAATTAATTAAAGGAGATAAATATTATGAAGAATTCCTACTCGGAGGTTGCGCAGCGGAATAACAACATATACACCAGAAAATTTGGTGGTACAACTGTTGGTGTTGCTGATCCCTATATTTCAGGATATTTTTTTGTTTGGTTTGATAAACTTCCTACTAATTTGGCATCGGTTGTAAATACAGGTCAAGCCAGAGTTTCAGCAACTGGTGAGATTCAGAGTATTTTGGCTGGTTCATGTACTGGTGTCACTCCTCCAGGTGGAACCTTAAACAAGATCGAATTTACTGGTTTAGGTGGAGTTAAATGGTCAGTTCCTGGTAGTATTGATTATGGAACAGGTGTGACATTAAAATTCATGGAATTTAATAAAACTCCTGTCCTAGATATTATTCATGGGTGGTGCAAAATGATTCGTGATTACAGAACGGGTGTTTCTCAATTAACCGATGGTGTTGATGGTGACGGATTAACGAAAAATACATATGCCGCTATAATGTATTATTGGACAGTTGCGCCGGATGGACAAACTCCAGAATACTATGCGTGTTATGATGGTGTGTTTCCAACAAAAGATCCTCAAGATTTATTTGCAAGTGACGTTGAAAACGTAGCTAAATTAGATATTGAAATTGAATTCAATACTGATTATATTTATCATGAGGAATGGGTCTATAATAAATGTTTAAATCTAACATCTGAAATATTTCTACCTTCTAGAACTACAGTTCTTGGTTATGGTGAAAAAATAGGTTCATAATATTATTTAAAAAATTCGGAGGAAAAAATGACAAATAAAGAATTAAAATTATTGGCTGGAACTATCGTTGTGGAATCAGAATATTCTGATTCAGCTAAAAAACAATTATTTAATTTTATTACAAATGAAGCATCTGAGGAACAAATTAAATCTTTGATTCTTGATGGTGATTTTTACAGTCTTTATGAAGATGCAAAAGAAATAATTAATAAGAGATTTGATGTAGTTGTTGATGAAAGTCTTCGCGAGAGTATTGAGGATACTGTTGTATTCGTAAATATTGGTCGTGAAGTTATCTGTAATGTATTAGAAGCACAAGAAACTGATTTGGAAAAATTGAAACAAATGGAAAATTATGTTGTTAATGAAGCTTCTAATTATCAAATTCTGTCAATGCTGTTGGAAGAAGATCTTCCAGAAGAAGCCGAAAATATTGAGATGGAGACATCATTAATTGAAGGTTTGAATGAAATTTCTGGAGAAGATTTTATTCCTTTAATTGAATGGAATGAGATTCGACTATGTGAACAGCAATTAAAGGGAACAGAAGGTGGTTATGATGCGATAATCAATAATCTTGTTGATAAAATGAGAAAAAATAAAGATAATCCAGCCGTCGTAAAAGCCCTTCAAAATAGACTAAGATCAATAAAAACGAAAAAAAATATCCTAACTAGGAGAATAGGTGCTGGAAAACAAACAGTTACTGGTGTTGGAACTCAATCTCCTGCTGGTGTGACTGCCGCAGTACAAAAAGCCAAAGGTGGTGGTGCTGTTGGAACTGCTGGAGCAATGCAGACTGTTAAAGGAAAGGCTAAAGAAGTTGTTGCAAAGGGAAAAGAAATAGCTGCAAAAGGGACTAAATTTGCAAAAACACCTGCTGGAATGGCTATTGGTGGTGCTGCTGCGGCTGCCCTAGTTATTTATGCTGGATATAAGATCTATAAGAATTATCTTTCTAAAGCGGCCAAATCCTGTAAGGGTGCTCCTGATAAATCAGCTTGTATGAAACAATTTAAGAATAAGGCAGTACAAGCTCAAATATCACAATTACGTTCTGGTGCAGGAAAATGTGCTAAATCTAAGGATCCGGCAAAATGCAAAGCGGCTATTCAGGCTAAGATTTCTAGTTTACAAGGTAAAATGAAATAATTAGTTTTTATTTAAATAACCGAATATCATAAGAAGATATTCGGTTATTTTTTAGATTTGAGGATTTATAATGACAAAAAAAGATTTAAAATTAATGGCAAGTGATATTATAATAGAATCTGAATACCCTAGGTCAACAAAAAAACAATTATTGAATTTTCTTAAGGAAGCCGATGAAGTTAAAATTAAATCTCTTATCCTTGATGGCAAAGTTGAAGAAATTGCAGAAGACGCTATAGATATTGTCAATAAAAGATTTGATATTATGTTTGAAAATATGACCCAAGAAAATATCGAAGAAACACAAGAATTCTTAACAATTGGTCGTGAGATTATATGTAAAGTAATTGAATCTCAAGATTCCTTATTAGAATCTAAAATTGGTGATTTAGATACATTTGAAAAAACAATCAATTTTGTTATTAATGAAGCATCCGATTATCAAATCTTATCGATGTTAATGGAAGATAAATTGCCTGAAAATGATGATATTGATAAATACACAATACTCATTGAAAATTTAAATGAATTGGCTGGAACAACATTTGTATCAGAACAGAACATCAATAAAAAAGAAATCGAAGAACCCAAAAAAAAAGGACTACCATTTAATCCAGCAAATCTTATGTATTTGATGTATTTACCGAGTGGTCTAAGATCGGGAATTTTAGCCAAGATTAAATCTGTTTTAGTTGCCGGTGGTGGTTATATTGGTGGGACCGCATTTGCTGCACTATTAGCATATGTTGCGTTTAAAGTTTATCAGAGTTATTTATCAAAAGCATCTATATCATGTAAAGATTCACCAGATAAACAGACATGTATGATAAATTATAAGAAAAAAGCCAAATTACTTCAGATTCAACAACTACAAAAAGGAATATCACAGTGTGTTAAAACAAAAAATCCAGATAAATGTAGAGTGTCAATTCAAAATAAGATAAATGGTCTGAGGAGTAAAATTGGAAAAGTAGCATAATATAAACTCTTGAATTTATGAAAGGAAGAATATTTGAATAATTTTTATACTTATGTATATTTAGATCCCAGAAAACCTGGGATATATAATTATGGAGAATATAAATTTGATTACGAACCATTTTATGTTGGGAAAGGAAAAGGAAATAGATTAAAAAATATTAATGGAAGATCTAAATATTTTAAAAGAATTATAAATAAAATAAAAGAATTAGAATTAGAACCAGTCACTATAAAATTAAAAGAAAACCTTGAAGAAACTGAATCCTTTAAATTAGAAATTGAATTAATAAAATTAATTGGTAAAAAAAATTTAAAAGAAGGACCACTAACTAATCTTGTTGATGGTGGAGAAGGAAGTAGTGGATATATTTGTAGTGAAAAAACACTGGAAAAATTAAGAAAAAAATATTCTATAATTAAAAAAGGATTTGAAAAAATAGATTATAAATTATTAACTGAAGAAAAAGATTATAAAAATAATAAACAAAAATTAGAATATAAATGTCCAAGAGGTCATAGAGGTTCAATTAGTTGGAATAATTTTCAACGTGATCATGGATGTCCAATATGTTCAAATATATTAATTCATGAAAAACAAAGAAAAAAATATTTAGACGTTCATAAAGAAGCTAACAAAAAAAATTATAAAATTTTAATGTCTGATGGTGAATATATAAATGCACACCAGAAATTAAAATATAAATGTCCAAAAGATCATAAATTTTTAATGCGTAGAAATGATTTTCAACAAGGAAAAGGATGTCCAATTTGTTTTAATGAATCTAGAAGTAAAAAAATGAGAGGTAAAAATTCTATATTAATAATACAAAATATTATTGAAATTAAATTATTATTAAAAGAAGGAAATTTGTTTCAAAGAGAAATAGCTGATATATTTTATGTCAAAAGAAAAACAATTTCAGACATAAAAAATAACAAAATTTGGAAATATATAAAAATTTGAAAGGAGAAAATTACAATGTTTCAGGGATTTATGGGGATTGAATACCCCGAATATGAGGTCCTAACCCCTCATACACATAATTCATTCACAGTAAAAACATTGAATGTTCAAAAAGAAATGAGACTGAAGGGTAGTCTTGTTACACCAATTAAAATAACGGAACATCTCAATAGAATCATATGGGAATGTATTGTCAAAAGACCAGATCATATTAAAACATATGAAGATTTTTTGACAAAACTAACTCTTAAGGATAGAGATGCGTTATTGTACGGGATCTATCATATTTCCTATGGCGAGATTCGCAATTATATGGCAAAGTGTTCGTCATGTAATAAAGAATTTCCAATAACAATTCAAGCCAGTTCAACATTTAATTTTAATCCATATCCATCGGATGATATATTAAACCGCGTTATTAAAGTTGTGCTTCCAAAAACTCCATCCGTATTTACATATTTAAGACAACCAACACTACAAGACGAATTGAATTCCATAAAGAATTCATCAGCTGATAGTGAAATTGTTTCTCTCACATTACCTATTCAAAAATTTACTCAAGAAAATGATGGAGGTGATGAAATCGTAATATATAACGATCGCGTTGATATATTAGATGCCTACTTATCTCTGCCTCCAATGGATAAAAGAGCTATATTCAATGAATACGCCGAGAAGTTTGGAAATTATGGAATCGAGTTGAAATGTAAAACATACTGTACATATTGTGGTCATGATGATATTACGGATATAGATCTGGTGGAACAATTTTTTCGAATGGTCTTCACAGTCGAATAAAATCACAGATTATATGAAAACAATAAACCAAAATATATTTACATGTATGGACATGACTGGTCAGAAATATATAGATATTATGTTTATGCCCGTTAAAACATTTCTTGATTTTATAAAATGGAAAGTTGAGGTTGAAGAGGAGAAACATAAACAGATACAGGAAATCACAAATAAATAAATGAAAAGAAGTTACCAAGGAGAAAATTATGAATTTACTAGACAGATTCAATCAACAAATTCTAGGGTCAAAGAGCAAAATTTTTGATTTTAATGCTAAAATTTCTCCATCTGGAGATTTTACAAAAATTAAAGATCTAAATGTAATATTATCATCTTGGAATAGTATACTATTGACGCCAACCGGCTCTTATATATTTGATAATAAATTTGGATCTGATCTATTAAAGTTTATTTTCGAACCAGCAGATATAACCACAGTAAATAATATTAAAAATGAGATATCATCTAAATTAACACGATATGATGATAGGGGTACTGTATTGAACGTAAAAATCAAATACCTTAAGGATCGGAAGGGTTTTACAGTTGACATCGAAGTCGGTTTCGGTGATATAAGTGGGAACATCTCAGCAACAATTGACGAGAATATATATTTTAATTTTTTGAGGCAGTCTGGGTAGAACAGGAGGCAATATAAATGTCATTTAAATATTACGTCTTAAAAAATTATAAAGGAATTTTTAAGAAGAAACATACGGGGAATGTTCACATAATTTTATTACCAATAAGCATGAGTGAATCATTGTATCTTGTAGTCATTGGAGAAATAATTAAAGATCCTAACTCATTCGCATGTCAATTAGTTGTAAGACAATCACCAGAATTTATTAATCGGGTTGTACAAATGGAACAGAAAAAATTTGGTGGCAATTTTATATTACTTGAGGACTTACCATGTAGAGTCAATGATTTAGGACAAGGAAAATACAATTATGTATTCACAAATACAGGACAATATATAAAATCAGATTTAGATCTCGATTTTGAACCAGAATATAGTGACAATAAAATGAAAATATATGTTTTAAGAGGAAATATTGATCTTGAAACAAATGATGTCAGTCCAAAAACATTTAAGATGGTTGCTATGAAAAAACTGGCATATTTGGGACGGAAATATAAAGATAAAACAAATTAAAGATTTAGAATGATAAATAATAAAAGAGAGGATAGAGAATCTAGACTCGATAAGATAAAATCCCTATTATCTTCCTCTCCTAATATAATTTAGGGAAATTGAATTTAAGGGAGAATTTATAAATTATGAATTATTATGAAAATGTAGACGATTTATTTTTGGAAGGAGAAGTATTTAAAAATATAGAAGAATATAATGGAGATTATCAAGTTTCTAATTTTGGAAGAATTAAGAGTTTTAAAAAATGGAATGGAACAGATGTTCGAATATTAAAACAAATTAAAGATAAAGATGGATATTTACAAGTTGGATTATCTAAAAATGGAAAATCCGAAACTAAAAAAGTTCACAAATTAGAATTTAAAACTTTTAATAGTTATAAATTAAAAGAAAATGAATATAAGGAATTCAGTTCTTTCATTATTCATCATATAGATGAAAATCCATCAAATAATTTATTAGATAATTTTCAATTGATGACAAATTCTGAACATCATAGTTTACATATATCTGGAGAAAAAAATCCAAGAGGGATGTTAGGAAAACATCATTCAGAAGAAACAAAACAATTAATGAGTAAAAATAATTCTGGAGAAAATAATCCAAATTATGGAAAAAAATGTCCTGAACATTCAAAAAGAATGTCTGGAGAAAACCACCCACGGTCAATATTGAAAGAACAAGATGTTATTGAAATCAGAAAATTATCAGATGAAGGAGTTTTAACTCAAAAAGAAATTGCTGAAATATTTGGAGTCACTCAAGCATCAATTTCAGCTATAAAAAATAGAAGAATTTGGAAACATATCTAGAAAGAATTAATTAAAATTGTTAATAGTTCTATAATATATTTATATTTTATAAATTAAAAAGGATAAATAATGTCAAATTTTCAAAATTATGATAGATTGTATTCATATATTCATGAATTCCAATCCCTGGTCCAAAATTATTATTCTAAATTGGGAATAGCTTATTTAACAACCTATTATAATATAAATGTTGACCAAACAGTTTGGGATAATGATAAAATATATGGTGGAGCATATGAAAAAATTGGAACACTATCTGGAATTAAATGGAATAAATATTTATTAATTCCAGTATATTGGAGTGAGGAAATAACAACGGTCTTTGATGCAAACGAAAAAGGATACGTTAAACATAATGAAGTGAGCATTGTAATTCCATCAACATATAACCTAATCCCATATGCAAATGATATCATAAAATTGGAACAAGAATATCTTAGGCCAAATAATGATATATATCCAATATTTATCGTTTCTGGAATTGAAATATTTCCAAATGCAGATAGAAGATTTTGGAAATTACGAATTGAAACATTTCAATCGAAAACTACAACCGAACTGGAAGATCAAGTAGAAAATACATATTCTTTTTTTGATTATACAAAGAAAATCTATAATATTCCACAGGCATTATTTTTAAACAGAATGATGTCAAAATCTGAAGATTCTAAAGAAAGACTTGATGGTCTGTATGATGAAAATAGTGGTCTATATTTCATTTGATATAATCAAGAGAACTAGACACGTTTGGAAATATATTTATTTTAATATGAGAGGTAATTAAAAATGGCCGAAACGACATTAAGCTCACAGATTTATAGTTCAAAAGACCAAAATGTGAATCAGATAATTGAATATATGAGGTCATTTTTAGAGTTAGAAAACGTGTCCCTGGTTAAAGGATCATTCTTATCATTCCTTGTAGAGACCTTAGCAACATTAACTTCAAATTTAGTTTTTTATGAAAGTTCAGTATATAAAGAATTTTTTATGACAAAGGCCCAACTACCCGAATCAATCTATAACCTGTCTTCATTTTTAGGATATAATACATTGGAGGCATCATATTCTCAAGCTAATATATTAATGACAATTCCATTATCGTTCACTGGTAATGATACTACGATAACAATTCCAGAAGGATTTCAATTTAAAGCACAATCAATTCCATTTTCAACATATTATTCAACATCTATACGTGTATTGAATAACAGCCAAGTCACAGTAACCGTAACTGATGATAACAGAATATATGATTTACCGACTACAATCGACACAACTGGAAGCAGTCCACAATTCAGATTTATTTTACCTGTACGACAATACGAAACCATTACGCAAGAATTTCAAATTGATGAAGATTTACAGCCATATCAATTTACATATATTGATGTTCCGTTATCTGGAAAAGTTAGTGTGATGTCTGTAAGGGTTCGAGACCCCGGAGGGTCATCGTATCGAATATATGAGGAATTCAATAGTACATATTTAATGTCATCTGATAATTATGGATATGTCTCACGTAGAACAAGCACTGGAAGACGAATATATTTTGGAAACAGTTTAATTGGAGTTCAACCATTACCCGGATCAACTGTTGAAGTTT